TTCCTCCAGTTGACAGGAGACCCATCGCTGTCAATCGGCGAAGGTGCTTTTGTTGATCCTTACGATGCTGGTGGCTTGGCCAATTCGATCCAGTCTGATCAGGAGGCGTTTGCATTCCGACGTCAATCGCTTGATGAGATCCGTCGTGGTCGTATCGTTCATTTGGACGTGGCTCGATCCCGCATGCAGGAATGGGCGCGCAGTATCTTGGAGCGTCGTCCTGCCAGCGTATTGGGCCAAAAGTGCGGGATGGATACCGCGAATCAAGTCGCCGTCGACCTTATGGGTAATGTGCTCACCTGTCAGAACGTGAGCTCGGTTTCTGTTGCACCCAATGGGCAATCACATCACATTGGCCATCTCTCCAATCTCAAAGCAGCTGCACTCAACACATCGACACACTGGTCAAAGCGTACGGAATGCCTGAATTGCCCAGTGCTTCAGGCTTGTAAGGGCGCTTGCATGTTCTTAGAGGGGCCGTTGTGGACAGCCGCCTGCGATAACGCGTACTCGGACCATGTGCCATTCTTTGTGGCCGCTATTGAACACCTAACCGGGTGTGCCGTTTATCGCATCGAAGGCGATTTGCCAGAGGATCGAGCTGACGTTTTTGGGCTGAAGTCGCAGGACCAAAGATCACCGCGACGCAAGTTCATCCCGATCGAGGTCTCAAATGCCTGATGCAGCACTTTCTGAGGCGCTTCGGGAGGCTTATGCAAGCGCTCCAAGCAACGTGATCATCCTGCATACCCTGGAGATCCGGCATCCGGACTTCAGGGACGACGCGGGTAACTCGACGGCGATCCGGGTGGTGCGTGATCAGCAAGACTTACTTGCGAGGCTTGAGGCATCAGCCCCAATCAATGCGGGCCAGCAGGTTCGATTCGTTGCCATGGGCTTTGAGCTTGATCTTCCGCCGGTGGATATCGCGCCGGTTCCCGAAATTGCGATCACCCTGGACAACGTCACCCGAGAGATCGTGAAGCACTTGGACGAGGCATCGGCTTCGGAGTCATCCATTGAAGTGACCTACCGTCCGTACCTGTCCAACGATCTGAGTGGTCCGCAGATGGATCCACCGATCACGCTCGTGATCACCGAAGTCGAGGCCGACGTGCAGCGGGTCACCGCCAAGGCACGCATGGCGGACATTGGCAACAAGACATTCCCGTCACGTCTGTACACCGCAACCGAATTCCCAGGGCTGGCCCGATGACAGATGAAGATTCACCGAGTTGGGCGATCCAGTACATCGGTCGTCCGTGGATTGCAGGTGAGAGAGGCCCCGAGTCATTTGACTGCTGGGGCCTTTTTCTATGGGTTCAGAAGACGCACTTCGGTCGTGATCTTCCTGTGATTCCTGTGGACGCACTGAATCTGCGCACGGTCCTTCATACGTTCAGAACCCACCCTGAGCGGCAGCGTTGGGTGGCAGTCGATGTGCCCAAGCAGGGCGATGCAGTGTTGATGCGTCAGTCTCGACACCCCGTGCATGTGGGCGTGTGGGTCGATGCGGACGGCGGTGGTGTCTTGCATTGTGCCCAGCAAATTGGGGTGGTGTTTCAACAACTGAGTTCCCTTGCTAGTCACGGCTGGCAGGTGGAGGGGTATTACCGATGGAAGGAATTGCCATGACAAGCGTTTGCATGTCAGGCCTACCTAGTCCTGGACTGGTCATTTGGATGCGAAATCCGTTCGAGCCCAGTGATCGGCAGGTAAGCCATGTGTTTGGTTCGCCCACGATCGCTCAATGGATGAATCGCGATGGCATCGAGCTCGATCAGCCCACCTTGATCCTCAAAAATGGCCAGCCGGTGCTGATGGCGCATAGAGCTGTGACGCCGATCGATGCAGGTGATGTTGTTGCTTTGGTCACTTTGCCCCAAGGCGGTGGAGGTGGCGGCAAGAACCCGCTGAGAACTGTCCTCATGATCGCCGTCCTGGTCGTTGCCAATGCGTATGGCGGCGCACTGGCTGCCTCAATGGGGTATTCAGGAACGCTGGCCACGGCGGTGGCGTCCACTGCGATAGCGGTTACAGGGTCGGTGCTCGTCAATGCACTGGTGCCATTGCCCAATCAGTCCTTGCCCTCTGCATCGGCTAACACGACATCCCCCAGCCCAACCTATTCCTTGCAGGCGCGCGGTAACTATGGACGTCTGTCGCAACCAGTGCCCGTGATTTATGGCCATCATTTGGTGTACCCGGACCTGGCCACCATGCCCTATACCGAGTACGAGAACAACGAGGAATATCTGCATCAGCTGCACGTCATCGGCGTGGGCCAGTTTCAGTTTGAGGAGCTGTCCATCGATGACAGCCCGATCAGCTCGTTTGCCGAGGTGCAGGCACAGGTCATTGAGCCTGGCGGACAGAACACCTTGTTCAATCCCGATGTGGTCACTGCCCCAGAGGTGTCCGGACAGGAGTTGATTGCAGTCAGCGATGCTGGTTCTATTGTTGGCCCCTTTGCCCTGAACCCCGTAGGCACACAGATCAATCAGGTTGGTGTCGATGTGGTGATGCTGCGCGGTCTTTATTACGCCAATGACAGCGGTGCATTGGAGAGCCGGTCGGTGCAATGGCGCGTCGAAGTGCGAAGCATCAACGACGATGGCGATGCCACCTCGGGCTGGCTCCATGTGGCAGACGAAACCTTTTCAGCCGCCACGAATACCGCGCAACGCTTGTCGTTCAAGTATTCGGTGTCACCTGGGCGTTATGAGATTCGCCTGCAGCGTCTTGATGCGCGGGACACCAGCAACCGAGTCGGTCACGAGCTGCGCTGGGGGCAGGCCAAGGGCTATTTGGCGGGATCGAATTTGCCCACTGATCTGACCTACTTGGCGCTCAGGATGCGTGCCACCGACAACTTGTCCCAGCGCTCCTCACGGCTGGTCAATTGTCTGGTGACGCGCAAGCTCCCTATCTGGAATCCGAGCACTGGATGGTCTGCGCTGCAACCCACTTGCTCGATTGCGTGGGCCTTCGCGGATGCGGTCAAGTCCAGCTATGGCGCAGGGTTGCCTGACCGGCAATTGGACCTGGCGGACTTGGCACGTTTGGATGCGGTGTGGTCGGCACGAGGGGACACCTTCAATGCCGTGTTCGATCAAAACCAGACGGTGTGGGACGCCTTGGGGCAGATTGCCAGGACGGGGCGTGCTGTACCGTTCTTGCAAGGCGGGATTGTTCGTATCGTTCGTGATGAACCCAAGACCATCCCGGTGGCGCTTTTTTCTGCAAGAAACATCGTGCGCAACAGCTTGAAGATCCAGTACCTGATGCCAGGCGATGCCACGGCGGATGCAGTCACGATCGAATACGTCAATCCCAAGAGCTGGAAGTCCGATGAGTTCACGGTGGCCTTACCTGGATCTCAGGCGGCCAAGCCTGCTCGTGTGAGGCTGTTTGGCTGTACCGATAAGTCCCAGGGTATACGCGAGGGGAAATACATCGCGGCGGCCAATCGGTATCGCCGACGAATCGTGACCTTTCGCACTGAGCTGGAAGGGTTGATCCCGACCTATGGCGACCTGATTGCCCTCAGCCATGACATTCCACGTTGGGGTGTGAGTGGTGAGGTCTTGAGCTGGGACAGCCAGTCGAGAACCGTGCGGTGTTCTGAGCCGCTGGGTTGGCAGTCAGGAGCGGCTCATTACCTTGTTCTGCGAAAGCCAGATGGCTCGGTTTCTGATGCCGTTGAGGTTACGCAGGGCTCAACTGCCGCCCATGCCATCCTGAAAACCCAGCCCGGTTTTGAGCCACTGGTTGGTGCTGACCGAGAGCGAACGCACTTTGCTTTTGGTGTGGGGCAGTCCTGGTCTCAATTGGCGCGCGTCATGAGCGTCAAGCCCAGGGCTGAGCAGGTTGAACTGACTTGCGTGACTGAGAACGCGTTGGTGCATACCGCTGATCAATCCTGATCTGAACCTGATTTTTGTAACCGCCCGCCGAGGAGCAATCCTGGCGGGTTTCTTTTTGGAGAAATGAATGCCAGAACCGACAAGTAGTGGGGTTGCCGGAGCAGCGGTGGCCTACAAGGCGCTGGGAGGGACAGCCGCCGCTGTAGCGAGCGGGGCAACTTTGGCCGCCGTGGTGGTCATGCTGATGACCCCACCTCGGAATAAGCGGGAGTGGGCCGTCGGCTTGATCAGTACGGTGGTGTCCAGCATCGGCGGCGGTGCATTCACAGTCGAACATTTCGATCTGCATCACTGGGCGTTCTCAACCATCGGACTGTGTGCCATGGGTGGATTGATCTTCGCCTGTGGCCTGCCGGGATGGGCGATGGTGCGCTGGACCTTTGCTTTCATCGACAAGCGTCGGGATGACTCGATCGACGAGGTGGCCAAAGATGTAAAGGAGCTGCTATGAAACCGATTGAGTTCATCGCCTTGATCGGCTCTTCCGCTCAAGGTACAGCGAAGCGAACGGGCGTATTCGCCAGCATCACTATCGCGCAAGCGGCGCTGGAGTCAGGGTGGGGTGAGTCGGGTCTAGCCAAGGTGGGCAAGAACCTCTTTGGCATCAAGGCAGACAGTCGCTGGCGAGGGGAGACTTTGACTTTGCAGACCAAGGAATTCATCCGTGGCCAGTGGGTTGTGGTGCCTGCTAAGTGGCGCAAATACGCAAGCTGGCAAGAAAGCATCGATGACCACGCCGCCTTCCTCAAGCGCAACCCTCGCTACAAGGCCTGCTTTGCATGCACCACTGCCCAGGCCTTTGCCAAGGCACTGGCGCAGGCGGGCTATGCCACCGACCCTGCATATGCGGACAAAGTCATTGGCCTGATCAAGCAGCACAACCTGCTGGCCTTGGACGGAGGTGCCCCATGAACTGGCTTAACCGTTTCATGCTGGCCAACTGGTCGCACATCCTGAATGCGTTCTTTCTGCTCATGGCGCTGCTGTGCGGGATGCAGATGGGCGAGTCCCGTGTCCAGAAGGCCTGGGATGCCGAAAAGCAAAAGATCGCGCTGGCCCAGGCAAGGCAAGAGCAGCACGTAGTCGATGTGCGGCTGACCCAATCTCAAATCACCCAGGAAATCTCAAATGAATACGCAAAAAGGTCAAAGCTGCTGGCTGATCGCCAGCCTGACAGTCGCGCTGGCGGGGTGTACAACGCCCCCGCAACCGGTGGCAGGGATCTGCCCGCCGTTCCCGACGGTCCCACAAGAGCTGATGCAGCCAGCACCGACCCTCTACCTGCTACCTCTGGAAATGCGGGAGCGGTGAGCTGCGAGCAGATGAGCAAGGATGCGGCGCAGACTACGTTGATGCTCATTGAAATTCAGCGGTGGTATGAGCGCGAGTCAAAAACTCTTCAATGAATTACGGAGAACGGTTGGCGACGAAGCAACACCTGATCCTGGAGCTTTCTGAAGAACTTGGCGTTGGCGTGCAAAAGAGCGTTCATGTCAGCACGGAAGTCCAGCCAGAAGGTCTGGGCCGAACTGCATGAGCAGGCCTGGCGCTACTTCGGTGGCTCATGCCGCTACGTGGTGCTGGACAACCTCAAGGAAGGCGTGATCAAACCCGATCTGTACGAGCCTGAGCTCAACCCGGTGTACGCAGCCACGCTGGCCCACTACGTGGTGGTGGCTGATCCGGCCCGGGTGCGTGACCCCAACCGCAAGGGCAAACGCTTTGAGAGCATCGAGGCGCAGAACGAGCCACTGGAGCGTTGGGAAATGCGTTCGCGTTAAGAGGCCCCTGCGATTTGGTCACGTTTTTAGCGCGGCAAGGGCTCCTTGTCTTTGACTTGGCGTCGGGCAACGTACTCGCCTAGACCGAGGTGCTCAGTCACCTGTTTTCGTGGCCACAGTCTTTGAGACGAGATAGAGGACTAGCGGACGTACCAAGGTGACGCATGCGAAGGCCACTGGCATGGCTATTACGTAGGTACTCAGTACCCGTTGAATGAACCGGGTGTCAACTCCGGTGTTGATGGCCGTTAGGAGCAGACACATCATGAAGGCGATGATGGTTGCCATGTAGAACGCAAACGCAAGCGAACTAAATTTGTAAGGAAGCTTTCTCATGCTGTAGTTGACCTTCACTCAAGGTGGTTGCTGAGACAAAGAGAGTGGCAGAGGATGTGGTAAGGGATAGCCCTTAAAAAAATACTTAGATATCGAAGTATACTTCAACGTAGTGCCTCCTTGCACTTTCCCATCTTTACAGGAGATTTCCATGATTACGCATGAAGAAAACGATCTGCTGTGCCGTGTTGAAAACGGTGCACCCATGGGGCAGCTGATGCGCCGGCATTGGGTTCCTATCTGTCTCACCGAAGAGGTCTCCGAGCCGGATGGGACGCCCGTCAAAGCCCGCATCCTCGGAGAAGATCTCGTGGTTTTCCGAAACACGGACGGCGAAGTTGGTGTGATGGATGAGTACTGTCCTCACCGCAGGGCATCGCTCGTGTTTGGCCGCAACGAAGAAGGTGGTCTTCGCTGTCTTTATCACGGATGGAAGATGGATGTGAACGGCAACGTCACGGAAATGTCTTCCGAGCCTGAGGCCAGTGGCATGCTGGAGAAGGTCAAGCACAAGGCCTATCCGACCAAGGAGTGGGGTGGTTTCGTCTGGGCCTACATGGGGGCTGCTGAAACCATGCCGGAGTTCGAGCCTCCCCGTTGGGCGCCCACGGCGGATACGCGTGTGAGCGTTGCCAAGGTGATCATTCCTGTGAACTGGGCTCAGATCCTTGAAGGCGCGATTGACTCTGCCCACAGCTCGAGTCTGCACAGCTCAGACATGGTCCCTGCGCGTGTCGATGGAGCCAAAGCCACGGACAAAAACTGGCTGCGCCCCTCGACCGACAAAGCGCCGCGGATGCAAGTGCAGCGCGCCAGCTTCGGATTCCGTTACGCTGCGGTGCGACGTCCGATCTTCAACGCGCAGACGCACGACTATGTGCGTACGACGGTTTTCGTTGCGCCATGGACGGTGCTGATTCCGCCCAACAACCTGTACAACGTGGCGAACGTGAATGTGCCGGTGGATGACACCAATACCTGCTTCTACTTCATTGGCTGGGGTCATCCGTCGCAGACCCCGGAGACGGCGAC